CAGACCCCACACTCCGCCCTTCTGTGCGGAGTCGCTTCGGCATCCCCGCCAATGTCGACAACACCACCTTACCGGTGGTGCAAGGCGGGCCTTTGCTAGAAGGCTTTCATCCCGTTGTACCGGACAACGGGTACCACAACTTCCTTGCCGCTTTCCGCAAGAGATGCAATTATTTCAACGCATCTCGTGCAACACCACGGATTATCAGTTCCTCCATCAAACTGATTGATTTAGTTTGTCCAACGTCCATGCCTTCTTTTGAATGGACCGAGGACCGTTTCGAGTTCTGGCTGCTTAAGTTCGATCCCGAAAAACAGGCGCGCATGCGCATAGCCGTGGAGTCTTTTGAGACTTCAACTATCAAAGATTATTCTTCAAAGGAGATCTTTGTCAAGACCGAGGCTTTGCTCGTGCAACACAAGCCCAATTGGGCACCCAGAGTCATTTACAAGGGCTCTGATGTTTACAACGCCCTTTCCGGCCCGATCTTTTGCGAGCTGATGATGCGCCTGGATTCACTTTTCGAAGCGATGAAAGGCCCATATAAGTTTAAGGTCGCTTACAAGAAGACCCCAACGGAATACGTTCCGTTTCTCGATGCCGCCAAAGGAGAGTTTGTTGAAAGCGATTTTTCAGCAAACGACATGAAACAATGTGCTGATGTCATGATGTTAGAGCTCATGTTTATGCGCCGCTTGGGTTGCCCTGAGTGGTTCATTCGTCTCCACAGCAAAACTAACCATTTTGTTGTGAAGAACCGTAAACATGGGGTCTCTGCCACTCTAGACAATCAGTTGCCAACTGGTGCCACTGACACCACGTTTCGTAACTCCTTTTGGAATGCTTGCATTCTTTATGCCTTCCTTGACACGATTGATGCCAAGGAATGCCACGCACTCATTTTGGGGGATGATATGCTTGCCCGCGTTGTTGGTTTGCGGCGTTATGCCGTACGCACGTACGAAAATGTTGCGAAAGAGGCTCTCATGGACGCGAAGGTTAAACGCCACCGTGCCCTTGTTGATTGCTCTTTCCTTTCTAAGCTTTTTATTCCTACTTATGGTGGTCACTTCACGGTACCACTGCTAGGTAAGAATTTGGCTAAGTTCAACATGCGTGCGAACCTCAACCAGGG